TCGATGATGGCCTTGATATCCACATCCTCTATAGCGATCAGCCCGTAATTCCGGGTCAACTTCGCCGACGCTTGGTGCAGATGTGTGTCTCGGGTCCGGCAGATGCGGGCGTGGGCCGCTGCCAGCCGTTCCTTCGCCTTCCGCCGGTTCTTCGATCCGCGCTTGCACCGCGCGAGTGCACGCTGGCGCACGCGAAGCTCGCGTATGGCGCGGTTGTAGGCGCGGATATTCTTGACCGGCTCGCTTCCGGTCGAGAGCGTCGCGAGCGAGGCGAGCCCCAGGTCGATCCCGACGGCAGCACCAGCGTGGGCGGGCGCGCATTCGACATCGACGGTCAGCAGCGCGTACCAATGCCGACCTTCGCGCTTGACCTTGCAGGCGATCGGCTCGCTCGGTAACGGCCGGTGCATATGCAGGCGGATTGCGCCGATGCCCTTCATGATCAGGCGGCCGTCAGATACACGCCAGCCGCCACTATCCGAAAACCCGAACGTCTTGAACCACTCGCGCCCCTTGAAGCGCGGGAAGCCGGCCTTGCCGTCGCGCGCCTTGACGCGGCGGAAGAATGCCTTGAAGGCGAGGTCGATCTGGACTAGCGGCCAGCGTTGCATCGTGCAGGCATAGGCGGCCCATTCGGGCTCAGTGCGCAATTCAGTCAGCGCGCGAGTCTGGTCATATCGGCGGATCGTCTTGCCGGTCTTTCGGTAGCAGCCGATGCGCTCCTCGAGCGCAGCGTTGTAGAGATCGCGGGTATGGTCGAGCGCGGCGCGCAAGCGGCGGTGCTGCCCCTTCGATGGCAGCAGCCGGTGCTTGTACGTCAGAATTTGTGTGGGTATCGTCTCGGCAACCATGAACCGTTCCGTTCGGTTTGTGGCCAGGGCCGCCTTGGTGTCGCAAGCACCTCGTGCGGCCCGCCTTTTATAGAGCATCGCTGCGAGAATTTAAACGGAGACATTGCCCGAGCATCGCAGCTCCTTGACGCCGTCCCAGGCGGCGCCGCTCTCCAGCTCTTCCCGGCTCCAGCTCGCCCAGGCCAAGCGGTGCGCCCACGCGGTCCGGTCCGGCCGGATCGGCGGGTCCGCCAGATCGTGGCTGGCGACATCCCAAGCGAGCGAGCCTGGATGCTCGGCGACGGTCGGGACGCCGCGCAGCACGGACTCGACCGCGACGGTCGACGAAAAGGTCAGGCAGAAGCGCGCGCGACTCAGCTCTTCCTGCAAGCCTCGATCGCTCGCCTCGGCGCCCTCCGGGATGACCGGCGTTTTATCCATCGGGTGCGGCCGGTAGACGACGCGCACGCCCCTCCGGCACAGATATGCGACCCGCTCGGCCGCCCATTCCCGCATATCGCGGCCGTAGATCAGGGCGTCGCGCCCGACATGGCCGATCACGAGCGCAGTCTCGCCGCCGCGGCGCCAGGGCCGAAGCCGGTCGCCGAACAGGCGGCGGAACCGGGTGCCGTCGTCCCGGCATTCCGGCCGGCGCCCCAAATTGTTGAAGCCGTCCCAGACAAGCGACACATAGGCGCCGCGGGGCTCAATGAAGCCGTTCTCGCAGCACAGGACCGGCACGCCGCGTTCCCGGCATGACTGGATCAAGGTGCGGCGCTTCCACGACCACAGGACGGCGAAGTCCGCGCCCGGCGCCGGGCCGGCCGCGTGGACGCTCCAGACACATTCGATGCCGTGCCGCGCGAGGCCTCGCGCCAGCGCCTCGAGCGCGGCCTTCTGCCCGAAGAACTTGTTGCGCGCGTTGAGATGCAGGGACGCCTTCACGCCCAGCCCTCCGCCAGCAGCGCGACCGCCTCCCGCACCGTGTCGAGCGGCAGCCAATACGGCAGGCGCAGATCGAAGGTGCGCTCCAGCAGGGCGCGTTGTCCCGACCCGACATGGCTGGAGTCGGCCCAGGGCCAATTCCAGTAGCAGCGCGCGTTCTCGCCCGCGAAGCGGTGCAGCGGCAGGCCGCTCGCCCGGGCATGGACGGCGAGCCGATCGGCGACGTCCGGCGCGACGCTGAATTGTATCGAGTCAGGCGCGCGCCGCACGCCCGGCGCCTCGGCGGGCAGCCGGGCGTAGCCGGCCAGCGCCTCGGCGACGATCGCGTAGCGCGCCCGCCCGGCCTCGACCCGCTCGGCCATCCAGCCGAGCTGGGGCCGTGCCACGGCGGCCGTCAGCTCCGACATGCGGTGATTGAACAGCGGGTATCGGTTGACCTCGATCGCCTCGGGCCGGACCAGGTGCGAGCGCCACAATTCCTCGTAGGCACCTGACATCGGCAGCGCCCGACGCATCAGCGCGTCGCTGTCGCTGACCAGCATCCCGCCCTCGCCGGCATCGACCAGCTTGTAGGACTGAAACGACCAGCAGCCGACGTCGCCGAAGGTGCCGACCATCCGGCCGTCGACCGTGGCGCCGAGCGCATGGGCGCAGTCCTCGATCACCGGGACACCGAAGGCCTCGCACACCGCCATGATGCGCGGCACGTCGCCGATATGGCCGCGCATGTAGGACAGGATCAGCGCGTGCGCCGGCCCGCCCGCCTCCAGATAGTCGGCCAGCCGACCGGGTGACAGCGCGAGATCGGCGCCCGTCTCGATCAGGACTGGCCGCGCGCCAACCGCCGCGATCGCACCCGGCACGGCCGCGAAGGTGAAGGCCGGGCACAGCACGGTATCTCCCGGCTCGACGCCCAGCGCGCGCAGCGCCAGCACGATGGCCGAGCTGCACGACGTCGTCGCCAGCGCATAGCGGAGCCCGACCAGGGCGGCGAAGTCGCGCTCCAGCAGCGCCGTCTCGCTCTCCTGGCCGTCATAGCGGAACAACCGGCCCGAGCCGAGCACGCGCGCAACGCTGTCGGTCACGGCCGCTGGCATGGCCGGGCGGGCGGCGAAGGCTTCCGCGATGATCACAGCAGCGACTCCAGGCTCGCGATCGGGAAGGCTTTCAGGGCGGACCCGGGCGTGGCGTTGACGACCTCGATCCCGGCGCGCGCCAGGTGCGGCGCCATGCGCTCGATCGCCGGGACGAACACCTTGGCGTAACGTGCCGTGTTGCTCGGCCGCTTGTGCCGGTCATGCCCGTGGCTAAGGCCGTTCACGGTCCGCATATCGAAGGCGACCAAGACGCACCGCGATGCTCCGAGCAGGGCGGCTAAATTGAGCGCCATGCCGCCCGAGCACGCGCCGCACAGGCGCGACGCATCGGTCGAGAACTCACCCTTACGATCACGCAAGAGCCAGTGGTCGACGGCGACCGCCGCCGGCTTGCGCTGCCCCATCGCCGTGATCCGCAGCCCGCCGGCGAAACCCGCCAGGCGCTCGCGGTTCCAGTCGTGCCAGCGGCGATCGCTCCAATAGGCGATGTCGGCCCATGGCGCGCGCCACGGCTCGGCGCCGGGCAACGCGACCTCATTGACGGCGATGACGCGGCCTCGACCGCGGATGCGCTCGGCGTTGAAAGTGGCCAAGCTCGGCCCGCCGCCGATGACATAGACCGTCGCGCCCTCGAATAGGCGCGGAACGCTATCCATCGGTCGCTACAGGATCGGCCGCCGGTACGGCGCCAGCAGGCCGGCGATATCGGTCGGCATTCCGTCCGAACTCGCCGCGGCGGCGCCGAGACCATATTCGACTCTCGATCCCTCGCTGTACTGCACGGCGCGCACCGACGCATCGCGGCCCTGCCCGTGCCAGAGCATCGTCGCGAGCTTGATCGCGGCCCGCTCCAGATCGGCCGGCAGCTCCTCGGCGTCGGCGTTGTTCGTGTCCTCTTCCTCGCCCGGCAGGCGATAGCCGGCGCTATAGGTGATGACGGCCCGGCCGCAATCCCAGGCGATGCGCTCGCCATTCTGGAGCCGGTACAGCAGGCCCGACCGGGCGTCGACCTCGATCTCGTCGACGTCGATCGCGACCCCGGCCAGCGTCATGGCCGTCACGGCGATGACGGGATAGCGCTCGAGCATTATTGCCATGACGCGGTACAGCGGATCGATCGTCTCCTGCACGGACTCGACGGCGAAGCGGCGCCGCGTGTGCGTCTCGATCGCCGCGCTCGCCTGGTCGACGATATCGCCAACCTCATCATCGGTCGAGTTCTCGACGCCGAGCTCGCGCTCCAGCGCCTCGACGGTCGTGAGCTTCCGGTTCTCGGCCGGGTCGGTGACGGTCAGGATAGTGGTCGGCATCGCAGCGCGTCCTCCAGGCCGACCATGGGGAATTCCGTCAAGGCACTATCGGGCGTCGCGTTCACGACTTCCGTCCCGGCCGCCCGCGCGGTCGCGTGCCAGCCGGCGAAGGCCGGCAGGAACGCGCGGCCATAGATGTCGGTATCGCGCGCCTCGCCCGCATAGGCGTCGTGGTGATGCTCGCGGCCGTCGTCGGACACCCGCATGTCGAAGCCAAGCAGAACAACTCGCCTCGCCCGCAGGGCCACGGCCAGCCCGATGGCCGTCTGCCCCGTCGACCGGCCCAGCCGGATGGCGGGCGGCTCCGGGAAGCGGTCGGACAGCCAGCCCCGCACGCGCCGCACCCGCCCCGGCATCTCGGCCGCGGCGCGGCGCGACAGCGTGACGACTAGGCCGGGGAAGGCCGTAATCTCGGGCCGGAAGCGATCGAACAACCCGGCGTCGGTGAAGAACCAGATGGTCGCCCAGGGCGCCAGCGTCGGGCACGTCGCGTTGACGGCGATGCAGGGCCGGCCCCGGACGCGCTCGGCAACTTCCGCCGTCAGGCTCGGCCCGCTGGCGAGGATGAAGATCGTCCGGTCGGCGAAGATCGGCTCGGGCGACCAGAATTGATCAGGCACCGGCGCGGCGCGCGAGCTCGGCCTCGACCGCCGCCTCGGCATCGGCCTTGGTCTTGATCGCCGTCTCGGGCGCGACCTTCGATGCCAGCGACTTCAGCGCCGGCCAGGGGAGGCCGCGCCAGTCGGCGGGGATGGTGACCACCGCGGACGCCGGCAAAACGACGTTCTCATGCGCCGCGGCTGGCGCCGTGGTGCGGGGCGCGGCAGCCTCGATCACGGGCGTCTTGAGCATTTCGGCGGCGTCACGGTCGAATGCTGACCGCACTTCGGGCGCTACTAGCAGTCCGCCATCGGCACCGCCACCCAGCGCCGCTACCCCCGCCACAGCCTCGGCCGCCGCGATGGCCACGCGATCCGTCGTACCCTTGCCGCGCTCCGTCCAATGCCGGACAGAGGCGTGGGGCAGATCATGGACCTCACCGGCCTCGAAGACGCGGCCGCGGCCGTCCTGGCGGGCGACCTCGCAGCGTTCCGTAAACAGGATCTTCGGCATCTAGCTCTCCCTTTTGGCGGCGCGCTGGGCCGCTGCCTCGAGAACGTCGCGCGGCGCGTCGCCGTCGCGGAAATACTGGCCGGCATATTGATGCACGGGCTCGTAATCGGTGCCGGGCCAAGTAATTTGCTGTTGCAGATGGCCGATGACGCAGCGCGGCGCGAGGCACACCCGATGGCCGGCCCCGCGCAGCTTGTTCCAGAAGCCGATATCGGCGTCGACCTTGTCCGGCGCATCCCAGCGGCCGTTCGCGCCGGGTTGCGACCACAGCCACGGGTGCGGCAGGTCGCGCAGCGCGGACAGCCGGATGAACGTCAGCCCGAAATGCCCGAACTGCGCCGGCGCCAGATGCGGCATTCCGCGGCTCGGGTCCGCGTCGAGCAGCCGGCCGATCATCTCATTGCCCTCGCGCCGATATTGGACGGGGAAGACCGCCGCGACATCAGCCGGCGCCATGGTGATCAGCCTCAGCAGATACGCGACGTCGCCGGGCCGGAAGACGCTGTCGTAATCGAGCGTCAATGCGAGATCGAAACCATCGTCGACGGCCCGCTGCAGCAGGCGCGTCATCGACTGTTCCCAATAAGCGCCCGAATCTTTGCGTAGCTCGACCCCCATGGCCGCGACCTGGGCCATCAGGCACAGCGGATCGGTGAAGCCCAGCCGCGGGGCCGAGAGTAGCGCGACGACGCGCGCCGGCCGCTGCGTCTCCGCGGCGACCGGCGCGTCAAGCGTCATCGGGCTTACCGCGTCACCGTCACGGACGCGGCATGCTCGGCCGGGCCGTGCTTGGGGTCGAAGCCCATCAGCAGGCCCGACGTGAGCGCCAAGGCGCCGCCGCCAAAGCCGATGGCGAAGTACGGACGATCCGCATCGAAGAAGTCTTCGCCCTGACCACCGTTGATGATCGCGATCGTGCCGTCGCCAACCGTGCCGGTGCCACCGACCGCGGCGGTCGCGACGGCGGCAGAGTTCGCGCCGTTCGTGTCCGCCGCCTTGATGAGCGTAAAGACGGCCGTAGCCGAAACGTCGCCCGAGTGCAGGATCGCGCACAGCCGGGCGAACTTGCCCGGCTTCACATAGGTCGAGGTCCGCGCGTCGGTCGCCGCAACCGGGTTGAGCTGCGTCAGCACCGCGAAGCGCTCCGAGGGAAGGCTTTCCATGGTCTTGCTCTCCTTCACGTTAGAGGCCCTCGCGGGCCGGGAATGCGGCAGTCGCTAGACCGCGGCGCCGCGAGTGTCCTCCAGCAATAGAGACGGCTGGAACGGAGCGAGCAGTTTCGCCCGTTTCTTTTGGTTCTCTGCCTTCGGCAATAAGCGTAGGTTTGCCAGAGCCCAACATCGCTTGAAATCCAGATCACCCGGCGCTTGAAAGTTGTGCACCGATACCGGGATGATGTGGTCAAGCTCTAGCGCGCCGCCCAGATAGTCTTCCCAACAATATCCATCTGGGATCGTGCGACGCAGGTGTCTCTCAAGCTCGGCCGCTGAATAGCCGACAAGCACAACCCAAGATTTACCCTGTTTGTTGGTCCGGCGGCGAGCGAGGGTCTTCGCGACCGCCCTGGACATTTTCGCATGCAGACGTTGCTTCGGGCTACCGGCCCGGCGACGGCGAGCCCGTTCGGCGTGGACGGCACGGATTTGGTCGATTGTTAGCCCATCAGTCCACCGGCGCCCCTTGTTCCATGGTTGGTGGCCGGGCTTGAACCCGAATGTATCATACGAGCCCTTCGGGCGCGCTCTAGCGCTCGCTCCCGCCGCTGCCGCAGCGGCTTCCCGCCGCTCTTGCGTCCATTTGGCCTTCGCCGCGGAAACTGCCGCGACGCGCTTCGCAATGTGCTCCGGGGATTGAGTGCGCCCAGCTAAAGGGTGGCGCTTCGCGCCGCATGGCGCTAATGCATCATTAGCCACTGGCCCTTCTCCATCATAGTAGGGTCATCGGTTAGGGCCGGTGCGGCGTTAGCAGCGCCGCACCGGTCTGCTTTTTATTATGATCTTGCCCCGAGCGTCACGGCCCAGCTCCGGGTCATCGTGCCGTTCTCCGGCGCGATCGTCGACTTCCACGCCGGCTGGCCGTTCAGGCGGAAGATGAACCGGAACGTCGTCAGCGCCTGATCGAAATACAGGTGGATCGACGTGTCGGTCCGCATGCCCGCGGCCTTCGTCAGCATCCAGTACTGCATGAGGTCGACCAGGATGATGTCGCCGACGTCGCCCAGGGTCGAGCACGCCTCGATCGGCACAACCGGACGGCCCTTCAGCGTCGCGTAGGGCGAGGCCGAGAGACCGCCGGACGGCAGGTAGACCGGCACCTTGCTGGTCGCCTGCGGATCGAACGCCATCTGGTCGAGCTGCGACTCGATGTCCTGGTTGATCAGCCAGACGGAGTTGCGGCGCCACGGCGCGTACATGCGCGCCCACATGTCCGAGACGTTCTCGAACCAGACCGTATCGGCCGGCTGCGAGATGTTCGGATCGACCGTGATCAGCCCGCCATTGCCGGCATCGAGGATGCCGAGCGGCTGGCCGACGCCGTTGCCGCGGACGATCGCGGTGTTGATCTTCGCCGCCATCTTGGCGGGCGCCTTGGCGCGCAGCCAGGACTCGATGCCGACCGCGTCCTCCAGCAGCTCGTCGCTGACCGGAACGAGCGCCGTCAGCTTGACGAGCCGCAGGTCCGAGAACTCGAAAGCCGGCTTGCTCTGCGCGATCGTGCCGGCCTCGCCCTCCCAGTAGACCTGGACGCCGCCCGAGGTCTGCCAGGGCGTCGTCTCGTCCTTCGGGATCCGCATGTTGTTGCTGCCCGTCTGGAGCGGCGCGCAGCGGTTGGCCAGGTTCTCCTCGGCCATCACCTTCTCCCAGATCGTGCGGGAGAACTCGGGCGGAACGAGGAAGCCGCCGTCGGCGCCCACGCCCTCGGTGCCATAGGTCGTGGCGGCGGCGAGCAGGCGGGCGTCCGGCTGGATGTCGGCGCGGCGCATGTTCCGCACCGCGACGGCGAACTGACCGAAGCTCTCGAAGCCGCCGCGCGGGTTGACCGTGCGGGGCGCGGCCGGGACCGTGCGGTCGCCGCCGCCGTTCGTCGGCTCGGGCGTCGACTTCCGACCAGCGCTCGGCACGACCCTCGCGGCCTTCTGCCGGGCCGTGATCTGCTTGGTCTTGGCCTGGATCTCGGTATCGATCGCGTCGATGCGCTCGACCTGATCGTCCGTCAAATCCTCGCCGGCCTCATCGGCCGCGGTGACGAGACCGGCGGCCTCTTCCTGCAGGGCCGTGATCTCGGCCTGCAGGTCTTCGATGCTCGGCGCCGCCATCAGGACGATGCCCGGCGACAGGGCGGTGGCGCCCATAAGGGCGGTCCGTACATACATGGTGGGCTCCTTCACAGGGAACGGCGCGTCTCACGACGGGCCTTGGCTGCTCTTGCCCAAGGAGCTGTGAACTGCGGGCGAGCCCGGCCATCGGCCGGGCAAGATCAGCGCGCGGCGGCGATGCGGGACAGCGCGGCGGCGGCGGCGGCGCGGCGCGGCATCAGCGCGGCCGGCAGGTTCTGGAACATCGCGGAGTGATCGAGCGACGCCGCGACCTTCATGTTCTCGACGATCCGGTCCGCGAAGCCGGCCTCGACCGCTTCCTTGCCGTCGAACCATGTCTCGGCCGCCATCCAGTCCCGGACCTTCTTCGCGTCCTGATTGGTGCGGGCGACATAGGTGTCGACGATCGTCTGGTTGACCTGCCGGAGCACGCCGCCCATGCGCTCGTGATCCTCGGCCGTGCCGAAGGTGACGCCGCGCGCCTCATGGATCATGACGAAGCCGCCCTCGGCGATTTCGATCTCCGACCCCGCCATGGCGACGAAGCTCGCGGCCGAGGCGGCGATGCCGTCGATATGGCTGATGACCTTGGCCGGGTGCTCGACCAGCAGGTTGTACATGGCGCGCGCGTCGGTCACGACACCGCCGTCGCTGTTGATCCGCAGATCGATCGTCTTGACCGCGCCCAGCGCCTTGAGGTCGGCCGCGAACTGCTTGGCCGTCACGCCATCGCCGAACCAGTCCATGCCGATGATGCCGTAGAGCCAGACCTCGCCGCGGTCCTTGCCCTTGTTGAGCATCCGGTATTGGCCCGACGCCTTGCGGTGCGGCGCGCGCGGGAGGGCGGTGACGCTGGACATGAACGGCCGATCGCCGCTTATCCCGTTCATCAGTTTTTCGCGCCACACGGCGTCGGCGGCAAGTTCGGCACGCGTGCACTGAAGGAGCGCGTCGCTGATCGACACCGGCCGGGTCAGCTTCTCGAATTTCATCATAGATCTACTCCATGACCAGGACGCGCACCGGCGCGCCGTCGATGACGATCTCGCGCACCGCGAAGCGCGCCAGTTCCTCGGCCGTGACGCCGTATTGAACGACCTCGCCGAGCCCCAGGATCGAGCCGTCGCGGCCAGCCGGCCCGGCCTCGCCACGCTCGCCGCGGGCGCCTCGCTGGCCACGCTCGCCCTGGATGCCCTGCGGCCCCTGCGGACCGATAGCGCCGGCAGGACCGCGCGGACCCGCGGGCCCGAGCTCGCCAACCGGCCCCTGGGGGCCGACATCGCCTTGAATGCCCGGCTCGCCTCGCGGACCCGACTCGCCCGGCTCGCCTTGCGGGCCGCGGACCGGGCCGACATTCTCTTCGGCGCCATCGGTAAAGCGCTGATGCAGATTGCCAACGTCGTCGACGCGACCCGATACGATCGAGCGGCCAGGCACACCATCGCGGCCATCGCGACCGGGATCGCCGCGTTCGCCACGCGGACCGGGCTCGCCGAGCTCGCCGCGGATACCGGGCGCGCCATCCTGCCCAGCGGGGCCCACGGGCCCCAGGTCACCTTGCGGGCCCATCGGGCCGGTAGCACCCTGCGGGCCGGCCTCGCCTCGCTCGCCCTGCGGACCGCGCTCACCAACCGGGCCGGACTCGCCATGCTCGCCGCGCGGGCCGATCTCGCCGGCCGCGCCTTGCGCGCCAGTCTCGCCCTGCGGGCCGGGTTGCCCAGCCGGCCCGGCCTCGCCACGGATACCCTGCGGTCCCGGCTCGCCATGGATGCCCTGCGGACCGGCCAGCCCGGCCTCACCGCGGGGCCCGGCCTCGCCACGCTCGCCAATTGGGCCCTGTGCGCCATCCTTGCCGTCGCGGCCATCGCGGCCCGCCAGGCCGTCGCGCGGCGCGGGCCGCGCCTCGAGCGCGACCACGCGATTCAGCAGCGCGCGGATGCTCGCCAGCACGTCGGCGCGCCACGAGCCGCCCGGCGGCTTGCCGCCCGCGCGCGCGACGATCATGCGGTCGCGCTCAGGCTTCGACACGGGCGGCCTCCGCTTCGGCGCGCAGCGCCGCGGCGGCGCGGCGGTCTTCCTCGGTCTCGTCATCTTCCGCCGGGGCGGGCAATGCCGGCGCGGGCGGCGCGACCGGCACCTTGCCGATCTGCTCAAGCGTCGTGTACTGGCCTTGCATGACGTGTTTGTCGCCATCCGGGCCGATCGTGTTCTCGTCTTCGAGCTCGAGGATGCGGTTCACCGAATAGGCGCCGATGTTCCGCATGCTCCGGTAATATTCGGATCGCGTCTTCACGTCGGCGCGCATCAGGGCCCGCATGTTCATCTTGGTGTACAGCCCCTGCCGGTTCTGCCCGAACAGCTTGAAATCCGCCTCGTCCTCGAAGCGCTTCACCCACGGCGACACGCTGTCGACCACGACCTCGATCGCCTGATGTTCGATGTTGCTGAACGTCGCGCGCAGCAAGTGCATGATCTTGTGCGGCGGCACGCCGAACCAGCGGCAGATTTCCTCGACCAGGTACTGGTTGGTCAGGATGAACTGCGCCTTCTCCGGGTCGATGCCGATCGCCTTGAACTCGGTTTCGTCGTCGAGGAAAGCGACCTTGTTGGCGTTGCGGACGCCGCGATAGAGCTGGTCGAACTCGGTCTTCAGGCGCTTCAAGCCTTCGGGGTTGAAGCCCTTTTTCTTGGTCACGACGCCGCCGAGATTGAGGCCGTTGCCGAAGAAGCTGGCGCCGAAGAGTTGCGCGGCGCGCGCCCAGCCGATCGACTCGGCCGCATAGTGCATGACGTTGACGCCGACCGGGCCTTCGCCGAAGCCGCGGATATGGAAGATGCGCCGCGCGGAGAAGACGACCTTGCCGCCGGCTCCGTTATCAACCTCGTAGAAAAGCGCGCCGGCCGCGATCTCGTCGCCGAAATCGTCTACCATCGCCTCCTGCGCTCGGCAGCATTCGGCTCGTTCGGGGTGGATCGGCCAGAGAGCGATAGGCCGGTCGACGACGTCCATCTCGATCTCGGCATAGCCGTTGCCCCAACGGAGCGCCCAATGCGTGAGCGTCTCGCGGAACTGAAAGCTCGACCACTCAGAACTCGGCCGCTTCCACAACAGCCAATCGATCGGGTGGCGGTGCTGTATCTCAGGGCCGCGATCCCCATCGCGCATGACGTGCCAGGGCAGCACCGCGACCGTCTGCGACAGGTAACGCAGGCAGGCCCACACGGCCGGCACGGTCACCGCGGTATCGGGCGTCACCAGGACGCCGGCGAGCGTGCGCAGGCGCGCGGGGATGCGCTGCTCGTCGGGATAGCGCGGCTCGCGGCCGAGGCGGCGCGCGACGAAGCGCGCGGCTCGCGTCAGGATACCGACCATCGGCCCTCCGGAGTTAGGCGGCGCGGCCCGCGCGCAGATATTCGGCATAGGTGCTGGCGATGCCGGCGCGCAGCGGGATGCCGGGGCGCCAGCCCAAGGCCGTCAGCCTCGACACGTCGAGCAGCTTGCGCGGCGTGCCGTCCGGCATCGTTTCGTCAAAGCGCAGGCGACCATGGAAGCCGATGACGTCGCAGACCATGCGCGCCAGATCGGCGATCGAGATATCGCGGCCGACGCCGACATTGACCGGCTCGGCGCCGGAATAGTGCCGCATCAGGAACACCAGCGCGTCCGCGGCATCGCTGACGTGCAGG